CAGTTTGAATAGTCAAGCATTCTAGATCTTCTTTGGGTAAATGCCCTAACAGCTCATGACCAACGGCATTATTTTCTTTAAAGGTTCTGTTTTTGTGCCATAACTCTGGGGAGTAAGATTTATGTTCGGCATCATTATCCACATAAGTGTCTTCCTCATTGAAAATAACTGTGTTTACTCTTTCTGTTTGAGTCATGTCGTCATCAACTGATATGGGTATCAAGAAAGCCATATAAGGTTTACCTTTAGAACTATGATAGTAATCACTGTGTAACTTGAAGGGAGCAGTTTCATACAAATAACTTCCAAAAAGCAATTGAACATCAACCGGCGTTAATTCTTTTATACGATTAAAGATATGTTCACAAAACCATGGATACATCATATGGTCTTGAGAAATGCCTGAAAATGAATTACCAGTATCACAGGTATAATGCTTGGTCATTTTTGACATATATTTTACTACTTTAGCAAGTTCTTCTTGAGAAAATACTCCGTCAACTCGACCAGCGCCATCGGTTATCATGTTAATAGTCCTCGTCCTCGTCGTCCATGTCGTAGCCATTATAGTCTTCGTCATCTTCGTCATCATCTGCTTCGTCCTGATGATCTTTGATATAATGAGCTAGTGCGGCCTTGACATCTGCGTCGGTTTTAAATGCAGTTTTGATATCATCTGCGTCTACATCATTATCAATCAACACTGATACCAAAGTCTCTGCGGCATCCGCACGATCTACTGTGTTAACATACCGCTTGAGTTCGGTCCAAATTTCCTTAGCTAAATCTACTGACATTCTTATTCCTCCGTTAGTGTGTCTTCAGTACTTACCGTTTCTTTTTGATTTGCAAAATCTGCCATAACTTTGTCTAAACAGCCTTCCTCATTGCTTTCCCAAGCCTTGCGGAACTGCTTAATAATTTCGCCATCTGAAGTAACAAACATCAAACGATTACCATCCTTTTTAAGGAGACCTTTTTTCTCAGCCAAATCAGTTAGGCCAGAGTAAGGATTCATACCTGTTTCGTAAGGAATCTTAACTTGCATGCCCTCAAATGGTTTGGCGTAACGTGTTTTCATTACTTTACAACCAGCACGAATACCCATAACGTCTGAAATTTTATTGCCATCTTCGTCTTCTTTCAGCTTCATTTTTTTCATAGCAACCACAATACTGGAAGCATAGATAAAGCCTTGGCCGCCTGAAATTTTATCATCTGGATCAAACATATCTTGACTTGCGTATGTATGGTTTGTACATACTAGACCTACATTGTAGCTACCAAACATATTGACACAGTTGCGAACCAATGCCGTAAGCGCCTTAGGTTTACGACCCATGTCGCCTTTCATATCACCTGCTTCAAACTGATTAATGTCAGTTGGTGTCAATAACATACCCAAGGAGTCAATAACAAACAGTACTTTTGGTCGCTCACCGTCGGGCAATGCTTTGTAGTCTGACATAAATGTAGCAATAGTTTTGCCTACGTCATCAATCATGGCCATACTTAATTTAAGTAATTTATCTTCTGATGTATCTACACCTAATGCCTTGAGCCAATCCTCATCGAGCGCGTTTTCTGTATCAATTAAGATAACAAAAATGCCTTGCTCCTGTGCGTTTTTAACAATGTTGCCTGAACAGATATATGATTTACCAGCACCGGACTCGCCAGCAAATACTGTAACCTTGCCTAGCGGAATGCCTTTGTTAAAGTCGCCACTAATAAGATAGTTTAGCGCAAAGTTTCCTGTGCTAATCCAATCAGTAGGATCGTTAAATCCAATACTAAGTCCGTCAATACTCTTAGTAATGTCCTTACGGAACTTTGATACATCAAATGGTTTATTTGCCATGTTATTCTTCCTTAATTAAAATTTTATTGATATAGTTAAATTTAGTCAACTTGTCAGATACCGCACTAAAATTATCTACGCTACCTAACGGAATTTTTCCGTGCCCCAATTTTTTATTGTATGGATCAATATTTTGCGTTATCAACCATTGTTTAAATTGTTCATCTGCAAAGGCATTATACTCCTTCATTAAAAGAGTAGCTTCACCGCTGTAGTAATGTAAATTTTTAAACCCGTTATAATCTATTGGAAGTCGGTCTTTGTATAAATCAACAAACTCTTTGCCTAGTTCAACATAAGATAAAAACAATGTACCAGCTGGAAATTCAAATTCAAAAAAATCATAGTCGCTATCTTCAAAGGGCTTGCGTCTATACTGATCTTTGTTAAAACTTATATACAATTCCTGAACTGGTTTTCTTTTTAATTCTACCTTATGTACAAAGTAATTTAAATTTCTTATAGCATCTTTTAATTCTTGGTTAGCTATACTAAACAATTTAGTTGGCTTGCCAAAGTCGCCGCATAATAATTCAAACTGACTGTGCAAATAATTAAAATATTCCTGTGGCTGATCTGTAATATTATCGCGTATTTCAATAAAATTTGTTTATTGTTGTACATGAGTTTGTTAATAAATTAGTTGTTTCAGTTAACGTTAATCCTGTCGAAAATGCTTCCAATTGATTAAATTCACAATTATCTAAACACCACGATAATTCTCTAACCCATTTACGAGTAAAAGAATTATCGTGGAGAGTAATATCAAACGATTCCTCTCCGTTGGTGCCTAGTACAACGGTTAATTTCATTACTGCTTTTGACGAGCACGAATCATCGCAAGGATGTCTTGAGCCTTGTCGCCGCCGGCAGCAGGTGTTTGAACCGGAGCTGATGCTACGGGAACATCATCCTCTTCGTCATCAAAACTGGATACAGTTGCCGCAGGAGCCGATTTGGCAGCTGGTGCTGGAGCATCTTCTTCGACTTGTGGAGCAGAAGTAGCGTTGGCTGGTGCTGCAACGCCTGCTGGGCGGAAGTACTGTCCCCAGCGCTCTGCGTCATAGCTTTGCCCATCTACAGATGCTTCAAACATTTCCTTAATTACTTTTAACTCAACTTCAGTTGGTTTTTTTGGAAGGAATGTTGATAGATCAAACAGGCCATATTGTTCAATAGCCGCTTGTTCTGCGTCGGTAAGAGCGGTTTCTTTACGTGCCCACTTTGAAGTAGAGTAGTCTGCAAAACCACCTTTGGACCCTTTGGTGATACGGAAATCTAAACCACGTAGCAAGTCTGTTGGCAATTCTTCCAACTCTGGATCCATCAATGCGGCCTTGATGCCGGTAAAGATTTGTGGTCCAATGATAAAGCGACGGATTGGATTCTCTGGAGTCTTGTCGTCTGCGAGTGGATTCTCACGAACAAAACCTTGGAAAATATAATCACGTTTTTTCCAATACTTACGGCCCATTTCTTCCAAGCTCTTGTCCTTGAACCATGTGCGTACTTCTGTAAGAATTGGGCAAGTTTCGTTCCACATTTCTACGCATGGGACGCGAACTTGTACTTGTTTGGATTCTGTTTCGCCTTTGATACCGTTGAATGGTAAGCGAATCATTGCACGCTCTTGCCAGAAGAAGGTATTATTTTTGTTACCGTCTGGAAGGAAACGTAGTGTTGCGGATGAGCCTTCTGGGATATTCCAGTGTGGGTAAATTGCTGAATCGCCTTGTTGTTGACTGCCTTGTTGTTTGCCCTCTGATTGTGCTAAACGAGCACGGATTTCTGCTAATGATGCCATTTTAAGTTGCCTTTCTAAGTTGTCTAAAATGTGTTGCCTATCTATATTACTAGATTAAAATTACGTTGCTTGCCTAGCAATTATACACATCTAGGTCTGTGTTTACAACCTAAAACGGCAAAGTGTTTTACCGTTCTAGTATGTTTATTTATCTATTTTGTTACGCCGGCTAAGAATTTAATGCGGTCCATCATGTCGGCGTCTTGCGGCTTGACTGCTTGCAGCTTGCCAGAGTGTCCATATTGGCCTGCTAGTGCTGTAGTTTCTGTTATATCTTCGTAACTCAATGCGCCGGCGGCGTCGGTTTCGGCTACAATGCCGGTAGCAGCCGCGGCACCTAATCCTAATCCGCCACCAAGGATAGCGTTTTTAAATGCTGATTTAAGTGAGTCGCCTTGCATTAAACTGTAGGCCATAGCACCTACAGCAGGCAATATAGTTTCAATAATCATGGTAATTACATAGCCGCTTAGGCCTGCGTGTATGCTTTGTCCCACAATTATTCTGTTCAAAATAGCCATCAAGATACTCATGATAACTGTCTGTAGTGTAGTGTTCTTGAAGCCTTGATCAACCAATTTTTGTAGTTCGGCTTTGACTTTTTCGTCTTGAACTTTTGATAGCAGTTGTGCTGTTTTACTTTCGTAGCCAGCAACCGGAGCTGGTTCTACGTCTTTAATATTTTTAGCGATATCATTAACTACTCCGGCAGC